TCAATTGAACCCCACCCTTCACGCTTAACGTGCAGTTTTGCCAATTGCATGCGTGAATGATGATCGCGCACAACCTTTAACGGCGCAGGGAATTCACGTTGTTTTTGCACTTCAACGCAGGTTTCAAGTCGTGTATCAAACACAATCAATTTGGTTTCAATGCTCAATCTTTCGGCTAAATTCAACCAAACCTGTCTGTGCGTTTTGATTGTATGCGTACCGTCGGCAATAAGGTCTTTGCCTGATTCGACCGCTTTAATTGCTTTAAATCGCTGCAAATTCATAAACGTGGCAATGTCCAAGTCGCGATTGATTCGAACCGCTTCAGTGTTGTAAATGTGTTCAAATCCAGTTTTGTGGTTATGAACCCACGTCGATTTCCCAGCACCAGGAATACCCATGAGCACTGTGATCACTGGTGTCCCCAACCTGTACCTTTGAAGGAAATGCCAAAAGTTGAGTAACGGCGACTCATGTTTTGTCCGCAACAGATTGGGTTTCGTTCCTCATGGATTGACTTATCCACCTCAACACGGATTTTGCACAATGAACATTCAAACTCATAGATTGGCATTTGAATTCCCTATCTGTGCAACCCCCATGACTTCGCACTTGGTGCATTGAATCACTTCCACTCCGTCGGGCAGGTTGTCGGTTATTTTGTGAATCAGCTGCTTTGTGATTTTCTTGCTTTTGCGACATTCAAACTGCACTGTGTCCATGGATTGATTTCCTTAAATTCTCGATTGGTTGCAAGTTAATTTGAGATACCCACCAAGTCGGCTGGTGTGAATGGCGAAACCGTGTTTTTTGTGCAATGGCGATTGGAATCCACCCAGCAATGTAGTAATGAGGTGTTTGCCCCGTGACCAAAATGGCAATGTCGTTTTTGCGATCGTATTCGTAAACGATCAATTGCCCCTCAATGTGACGTGTCCATTTAACTTCAAACTTATCGCCTACGTCAGCCTTCTTTTTCATCTTGGGTTCAAATGGGTCATAGTCAATGTTTAAGTACCGTGCAACCACCCATTCACTGGCAATTGATTCGGCTAATTCGCCAACGCGTTCATAAAACGTAATGTTGGTGTTGTAACGGCGCGGTGTATCCAATGTTTCGTCACCGTTTTCAATGAATGAAATCGCTGCCTTTAAGCAGGTCAATTCGTCCCGTCGGCTTAGCTGCATTTTCAATGACCCCACCCCATTCCCAATTTAAATTCGGCTTCACATTGATCGCATGTGAACCACCATGTATGTGGTTTTGGCGTTCCTGTTCGATCTAAACCGCCTTTCACATAAATTGTCCACTTTTTGTTGTTCCCACAATCACAAGTGACATTGATTTTGTTTTTCTTTTTTGTCACCGGCAACCCCCACAAAACCACAATAGTTTTTCGCCTTTTTGCCCGCGCTGATAGCCAAATTCATCAGCCTTTGTCAGCATTGAACATTTGTCGCACTGTTCCATTTTGTATTCGGCAACGACTTCACCGTTTTTCAGTAATTTGCAGACTCGCGTTTGCGGGTTGATCATTTCAATGTATTCGCTCATTGTGCGCGCCACATTCCATTTGAACCGAAAATGTACCAAGACGGCTGGCACTGGTCGTCGCCCTTAGGTTGCGGGCACATGTAACCGCCCCATGCGTCGCCGTTTTTCTTTGTGCCTTCTTTCCAAACGCGGTCGCCATGTTTGCATGTTGGTATTTGTGTTGGTTCGCTTGAACCGTGTGAAGGCGTCCCAGCCATTTCGGCTTCAGCTGCGGTGGTATAACTTGGCACGTCCCCAAATTTGGTTGTCCAAGGGTCATAATCTGCTGCTGGTTGGTAAGCAGGTTTTGCAACAGGCTTTGACGCTGCATTTCCGTCGTCGTCCTCAGGCGCAATTCCACACGCGGTCATAAGCGAATAACGGCGTGCATAGGTCAACGCCGAACCAAATGCCTGTGGGCTATTTTGCGCCGCTGGTACGAAAATGCTGCCAGTCTCTAAATGCTCACCTGATTCGTGCATAAACACGGTACTTACAATGACACCTTTGTCGCTTTGATCAGTGTGCTGAATTAAGGCAATGCCATTGTCGTGCAAGGCGTCGATCACCGCTTCAATGCAAACGGCAAGGTCTGCGTACTTTGACCCGAAATAAGGGTTGTCCGCCTTTTTTAAGGCTGGTGCGAAATTGCGTTGTGCTTGAACAAATGCTGCGGCGATTGCTGACATTACTTCGCCGCCTTATTTGCCTGTGAAATGTGACGATTGACGGCACGCCCGCGAACGTATCCTTCACGGTTTCCGTCTTTGTGACCTTTGGCGTATCCGACCGCCGCTGCCATTACCAACAAAATGACCAATGCGGTCAATCGACCCAATGTTGCTGGGTCTAATAAATCAAGTACCATTTTTGAATTCTCCCGATTCTAGGCGGTAACTGCTACCACCTACACTCAGGGTGACGCATGATTGGCGCGCGGTCAAGAACCTTGCGTGTTTGTCGGCGTGTCTGGTGGCTTCGGCTTAGATTTGAGTCCATTGCCAGCAAGTACCCCGCCCAATGAACCAGTCAGGAAAATCGCCAAGGTTTTGAGTAGATCAATGAAGGCTGCGTCGTTGGGTGCTTGTGCGCCAATTGGCTGCGTGACAAAAATGAGCGCATAAGTAATGCCGACCGTAACGATCAAAAAAACCATGGCAAGGGTTGTGCCAATGATCAAAATCAGCTGCGCGTGTACGTCCTCAGGGGTTCGGCGTCGTTTCGCTTTGTTGGAATTCTTTTCCAATGATGTCTGAAGTGCAAGTTCCAGTAGGGACGCATTGCGGTTTTTTGCATTGCGGCTTTTCCCAGTTTGTGAATTCTTGGCACTCATAACGTGTCCAACCCTGATAACCACAAGCGGACAGGGTTAGTGCAAGTGCCCAAACCAACCCTGCCGCCGTGAGTTTTCGGGTTACTTCCCCGTTAGCCCGAAACTTGTATCGTTTGGATTTAACCAGCGCAAGATCACTGGTGCGACTGCTGCCACACCGCCCATTGCAAGGGTTTTTGGGTCTGTTACACCTGCAAGGTACAACGCTAGTGCGGCTGCCATGAATGATCGTGCCCATGAGGCTGCTACGGCTTTGGCTTTGTCCATTTTTTGGTTTTCTCCTTTGTCGGTTTGTCTCCCGATTTTGGTACTGCAATTGCTGGGAATTCGCCTTTGTATGGTGTGAATTTTGGAATTCCGAAACCTACGATTTCCTTGCCTTCGCCGTATGACCGAACCTTCACCATGACCATGCCGCCATTGCGTTGGTCGCCTGTCCCGCTGGTGTTGCCTTCGATTGTCAAACAAGTCTTTGAGTCGATCAACCCGACAACAATGCCAATGTGAGAAATGCGATCAACGCCGTCGTGTGGAAAGTCCATGAACGCCAAGTATCCAAGTTCTGGCATACCTGACCAACGATTGATTTCCTTAAATTTATGTGCGCCGATTGAAGTTGACACGACTGAATGAATCTTGACGCCTGCTTCATTTGCACACCAATTGACGAAACTGCCACACCATGGCAAACCGTCTGCCTTTGTGAATTTGCCGTATTTGGTGAGGTTGTCGCCTTCCTCAACCGTGCCGACTTCAGCTGCTGCGACTTCGATCAAACGTGCGTTTGTACCTTGTGGGTAGTTACTCATTTGCTGGCACAATCTCCGTCAAATGTTCCACTGGGTTCAACCAAGCCTGATACTCAGGATTATCCTCAGTGCAAGTAACACGACATTTGCCGTCCTCATCTATGCGAGCATAAATCTTTACGCCTTCTTGATTTGTTGTTAATAGTTCGTATCTCATAGTTCAGCACTCCAACCTAAGTAAGCATTTGTATTGACCGCACGCCCTAAAGCACCATTTCCAGATGTCAAATATGACGCAACAGTTAAATTAGTGGTCGTTCCCCACTCACTAGCATTTCCAATTTGGGGAACGGCTGAACAATTAACCACTCCCGCAGCAGGAGTTCGAACTGAATAGTCAGTAGCAGTTCCTGATTGTTCTAATGCAGTCGGTCTAGTTCTCATTTGAACAGGGAAATTTGTGTAAATTTCCGCGATTGTTGTGCTATCACAAAATCCTGCGCCATAACGATTCGCGGCTGCGCTAGGTGTAAAGCGATAGTAATACCTCTGAGCCAGCGATAATTCCCCTTGGATAGTTCCACCATTGGTGCGGAACGGTAAAGCAACGCTGCCCACATCAATTTGAACACCTGTCACTTCATAGAAATCCGCTGCTCCAGCCGTTCCCGTTGGTGTGAATTGAAACATTAAGCCAATCTCAGTCGAAGCAGCAGCAACGCTTGCAGTAAAGGTAAATCGCTGCCAAGTCGTTGTTAAAGTTGCGGTGCTTGAAATGAGATTAGTACCACCTGTATAACCAGCGGTCAAAAGATTTTGGTCTGTTCCTGTTCCTTGCGCAACGATTACACCAAGTAGGTTTGAACCAGCCGAATAATTTGCTCCGCGCCTTGCATAAAATGAATAAGTGATAGTTTTGCCTGCGAATGGAATGGAGTTAATAGACTCAAAACTTTGTACGAGATAACTTGTTCCCGTTCCTGTCGTTCCACTATCGCGCTGCACTCTTAAGCAGTATTGAATAAATGGCAGGTTCGTAGTGTCACCTGTAGCTTGGCGTGAGTAAGTGATACCCGAAGCATTTGCATCTCTTGCCGCTTGCCAACGGTCAGCAACATAAGCGGGCGTGGTGACTGCGGTACTTGTTCCGCGTTGAAAGATTTGAAAGGCTGAGTTCAGAACTGGATTGCTTTGAACTGTTCCAGCGGTATAGCGCAATCCTGTCGCGGTGGAACTATCGGCTACAAGAGTTTCGCCGTTGTTGCCTACTGCNNTTGACGCCTTCGCCAAAACCTGTCCCGTTGTGCCCCCCAATAGATCACCCATTGAAGCGTCGATTGCATTGCCAAGTGTACGAATTGCAGCTGCGCCGTCTTTAACCAAACTTGTGTCGTCAGGTTCTTGCCAGCCAAATAATGGTGAAGTAGCCATTTGTTCCCCTTACGCCACAACCGTGGCTTTGTCCCAAGTAAGTGTAGGTGAAAGTGTGTTCCAAGTTTCAGCGACACTCACGTCCTGCCACTGCATGAATTGCAATGAAAACGCCGTCGGTGAAAGTGTCAGGGTCAGGTCAAGTCGGTTGTAGGCAGCACGGAAAACCCAGCCTTCGACGAAACCTTGGAATCGCCCGTCAACCATGTTGTTGGGCAAATCCTCAATATTCAATGGCAAACCCATAAACACATTCAACAAGGCGTCGCGATCACCGTCGGTCAATTCTGAATTGCCAAGCGTGAAAGTAATTGCCTGAAATTGTGCCTGCGGGTATGCCCTAAGTGCCAAGTAAAACGCTGCTTGGCTGGTTGCGTCAGCGTTGTTGTGAAGCGTTGTCGTAATGACCGAAGCCTGTTGACCGTATTGCGCCACGCTTTGTGAGTCGATTGCCGTCTCCAGATCGGAAGGCCCTCGTGTAGGGAAAGATGTGAGACGTCGGAGTTGGCGGTAGTATCAAA